AACGTTGGGAGTCAGGTGAGCAGCGGATCCGCATCCGCAACGCCATCAGCAAGCGCATCTCTGCCATCACAGAGGGTAACGGCTAATGGCTGTCCCCACCTCCAGTGAGTTCCTTACCCGCTTCCCCGAGTTCGGCGAGCTTTCGCTCCCCGTAGTCCAGAGCGCCCTCACGGAGGCTGGCCGTTCCACCCCTGCGGCCAACTGGGGCACCGTTCACACCGAGGCCGTCAGCAATCTGGCGGCTCACATCCTCTCCACCCGTGTCATGCAGATCGGCCTTCAGGTCGGTAGTCAGGCAGGCCAGCCCCTCGGCACCGGTCTGACCGCCAGCTTGTACGGCCAGGAGTACGAACGCCTCAAAGGCAACCTCGCTCTTTCTGGATTCGCGCTGTAGTCATGGCTATCTCCGCCGCCACGATCGCCAGCTACGCCCCCTGGGGCAATGCCCAGCTGGCATTCGAGGTTGGCGGAACCACCCTCACTACGGACGCCAGCACGGGCAACACGGTGCAAACCGTCGAGACCGTCGAATACCTGGCTGCGCTCAAACTCGAGGCCCCCTCGTGGGATGGCCAACCAGGAGCCGACAACTCGAGCTACCGCTGCAGCGGGCGCCTGCTCAGCCCTGATCGCCTGGACCTTCGGATTACCAACGGCAGCCAGGCGGAAGCCATCATCAATGGCTACCGCGGTCGTTTCGAGCTCGTTTTCGATCTCGATATGGACGCCGCTGCCTACCAGGACATCCGCCAGTCCATCCAAGGCACGTTCCGTGTCATCGGAGGCTTCATCGATGGCTAGACGCCCACTCGACGCACAGCTCCGCACTGCCACCGCCCAGGCGACCCGGCAGCTTGCCACTTGGCTCGACACCCGCTTCACCGCGGAGATCTCGTCAGCCAAGTGGAACTACCCCACACCTCCGAAGGTGCGGGACATCGTGGATACCGGCCGCCTCCGTGCCAGCCAGACTCGATCCGTCAACGCTGATGGGTCAGTCACCTTCACCTGGCCGGTGGAATACGCCGCCCAGGTCCACGAGGGCGGAGTTGCCATCACCGGCCTCCGCTTCCCCGGCCGACCTTGGACTAAGGCTCCTCTTGAAGAAGCACAAGCCCAGTTCGACCGCTTCCTGCGCAACGCTCTCCGCGCTGAGCAGTCATGACGATCTCAACCAGCTGCCCCGAGGTGCGCTCCCTGCGCACCACCATCGAGCGCTACATCCTCGATCTCTACGAGGTCGATGGCACCACGCTCAAGTCGCAAGCCAGCTGGCCCGGCTACTACACCTTGCCCAACAACACCCGCATCCCTGCGGTCTACGTCGTCGGCGAGGCCATGGTTCCCTCCAACTGGGCGGTAACCGGAATCGAGTGCACCATCACTGATGTACCCGAGATCGTCTCTCCTGGCTCCGTCGGAGCCATCCTGTCCTTCGAGCGCTGGCCTGTTCGTTTCACGAACTACGGCACCCGCAAGGGCACTCGCATGCCGATCTCTCTGCTGGACATCAGCAGGCGCCTGGCACGCACCTTCCCCCGGGATAGTGCTACGCACACTCCCCGGACCGAGGCCACATACGAGGCCTTGACGGTGTCCATCTTGGGCCCCGTTCTGAACCCCCCGATCCCATAAGGAGTCCCAACCATGGCCGACTACGCCATCGGGCTGTCGTTCCACAAGGCTCACCGGACCCTAGTCCGTGCCGTGGACCTCACCCCTCCCTGCCGCTACTTCGCAACCCGCGACACCGCCGGCATGGTCACCCTGCCCACTCTCGACGCCGGTTCCCGCTACGTCGAGATCCAAGGTGTCAGCAACACCACCTTCGCCATCAACGACAACAACCAGGAGTTCCGCCTTCTGGGTGACGACGGTTGGGGTGACTCGGTGATCACCGGCTCCAGCGTTCAGGCCTCTGTGACTGCCTACTTCCTGAAGGACACAGGCATCCCGGCCGGCCAGAACTGCCCCGTGTTCCGCGGCAACTACGAAGAGGGCTTTTCTCTTATCGAGAAAGCGCGGTACAACAAGGACTACGAGCTCTACATCGAGTTTCTTAAAGAGCTCGGTCAGGCCAACGGTACTAGCGGCAACTACATCTACGACTTCACAGGCTTCAACGCCGTCGTGATGAACTACAACGAGAACCTCACCGCAGAGGGTCTCACCGAGGTCTCCTTCGACCTGATGTCCCGCGGTCGCCCCGTATTCGGCCGCTACGACGCTGGTGCTACCCCCCTGGCCTTCGGTGGCGTGCAGTCGAGCCTGCTGTTCACCTCTGCTACCTCCGGCACCCGCCGGTATGCGGTTGTGCCGGCTAACAACGCTGACGAGATTGCAGTAGGCGACAACCTCACTGTCACCTACACCAGCGATGGCAGCACTGCGCTGACCCAGCTCTCCCTGGGCCAGACCAACGGCAGCGGCTTCCGCCTCGAAGTCGCCTCCAGCGGCACTCTTGTCCCTGCTGTCGTATCCCTGGCCAGCAACGTCGTCACTATCAACCCCTCTGCCAATCTGGCGGCTGACACCATCTACCGCCTCCGCGTGGCTGACGGTGCCATCAGACAGGCCCTCGACAACAGCGGTAACCCCTCTGCTACCGGTGTTCTGTTCCCCCTCCAAGGTTTCGAGACCCTCTTCCGTACGGCCTAAGGGTCAGACTGAGCTCGAGCCAACTACTCAGCCCCGCCACCGCGGGGCTTTTTTGTACCTACAGCAATGCAACACGACCTCTTAATGGACGCAGCCCACATGGTGTATGCAGTGAACTGCCAAGTACAAGGCGACACCCTTCACTGCGGCGCCTTGTACCTGGAGCCCCTGATCCCGTTCAAATCTATACGCTTAGCGTATGAGGCTGCTAGCGTGATGGTTGAACTACCTGACGAGCTCGTAAACCAAGTTGAGCCTTTCAGGTCTTGGTCCATCGATCTCCCCATCGCTGATGTCTAAGTACGCGTCGCTCCTGTTCTCCCCCGAGGAGTACCACGAGATCGGCCCTTTCCGCTTCCCCGTTTACCACGACCTTGTACCAGGTGAAGCTAAGGGCATTGAAACGCTAAGCCGTAAGCAATCTAAGTCGACATTCCGCTCTATTAAGCTTGCGCAACGCATTGCTAAAGACAAAGGCATCACAACCAAAGAAGCTATTGACCTTCTCGGCAACTCCGCCGAAGAGAACCAAGAGCTTCTCTACGACTACGCTTCTGATCTTGAAGAGCTGCAGCGCGACGCCATTGGAGCTGTCGAGCAGCAAATCGCCTTCGTCACGCTCTTCATGCAGTACCGCGGCGAAGCCAAGCTGCCCCGCGCCAAGGACTGGCAAAAGCTTGAAGACTGGACCGAGGCCGACACCGAAGCCATCCCCACCCGCTTGATGGAGCAAATCTTCGAGCTCCTCACCTGGGAGCGTGATGGCTGGCCCACAGCGGAGGGAAACGATTCGGCGGAGGAGCCCGAATTCAGCCCTCCCCCGAGCAAATCCTGAAACAGGCCGAGGAAACGCTACGCACCCCGCTGTCTGACTGGGACTCGGTGTACTTCCGAGTCCGTTCATCTCCAGTAGGTGGAGACTTCACCCCCGCCCGGTTCCTCCGCACCCCGATTAGCACAATCCGCTGGCTGCTGCGTCAAATCGACGACCTCGAGCGCGGTAATGCCAACACGCAAAGCGTCACCGCGGCCCGGCTTACCACCGTGCTGATCCAGATCGCACACGGTTTCTCCGGTTCCAAGCGCCCCGCACCCAAGGTGCAGCCCCGCGATTTCTTCCCCTTCCCTGACTGGAAACCAACAGCAGCAGTCTCCGACGGCCCCGACGGACCCACCAAGTTCATCCTCTCCGAGCTCGTACGCACCCAGTGCCTGCCGCTGCACGTCTACGCCGCGCTCGCAACCGCAGCCACAGGCCCGACCTAACATACGAGTAGCGCATATCGGCCCGTGTCTGACTTTCGGCTCAACGTAATAGCTGAAACTCAGGCCGCTGAGCGAAAACTACAGCAGGTAGATAAACTCGCTACTGCGGCTACAAAGTCGCGTAAATTCAGTATTGACCTGAGAAGTCTAAACAAAGACTTTTCAAACATACAGAACGATATTAAGGCAGCCAGCAACAATATACGTACCTTCTACTCCATCAGTAAGAATATACCTGGAGTAGGGGATAAAGTCCGCGAGTTTGAGAGCCTAGCTAAGACCACTGCAGCCACAGCAAAACAGCAGTTCCAGTTCGGCACAGCGCTTAAGGAAAGCGCGCAGGCAGGAAGCATTCTCTCGCGCTCACTCACTGTCGCCGGCACCGTCGGTGGCCGCCTTATCGATGTACTCGCCAAGGTCGGATTCGCCACCTTCGCCCTCAAAGAGGCCGTCGGCGTCGTCCAAGCCGCATGGAATGGCTTCTTCAACAACACCATCGGCCGCGAGATCAAGCTCCGCGAGACGATCCTCAAGACTCAAACGACACTCGCGT